AAAATTGTTTTTGGTTCAGTATTATGAGACAATATAACCATGCTAATAATATGTTCCATTACCGCAAGGTTAATGGCGAAATCAAAAGTGTTCCAAACAAAATGTGGAGGAACCATTTTGAATTGGTGAAAAATAAAACTGGTAAAAATAAAGGTGAATTAAATAATAAAAGAAAACTCTTATTGAAAGAAATTGAGAATGAGTGGAGGCATTTGGTAAATCTCCAAAAATGGACTGCCGTTATTGACCTCCAATACCGTACAATTAAAAAAGATGATTTATTGCGTTGCGGTTTTGCTAGATACTTTGATTATACTTGGAATATGAATGTAAAAAGAAACAAGGGTAATTGGTATTTCAGAGCCATTCCAATTGAATACGTGAATAAAAAATAAAGCCTATATGTATAAACAAATGTTTGAATGTAAATTGTGCGAAAGAGAAACATGCTTAACTACTCATATCTGTGAAAAATGTAGACGTATAAAACACCTCATTAATTTATATAATGACCGAGTTTACGAAGTATTAGAGGAGGTTTTAGTGCGTACCAAAGAAAAGCAAGAATATAAGATACAATCTGAAATTAAAAAAGAGAAAGAGGAAATAGAAAAAAAAATTGTTACAAGAAGTCAAAAAAAAGATTGACCTATTATAAAAATGATAGATACCGATTTTATGGAAGAAAACATAGTCCCCTATTTATGTGGGATGGGTTCCACCTTATTAATCTACGGCTTATATAAGGTTAGTAAATTATGTTGTTGTTAATTCTTTTCTTTTTTAAAGGCTTGTTTTCCCTTATCTTTACCAGTCTTTAATTTGTCACCTTTTTTAGTTGTAAAGTCTTTTGTATCCATTTCACCACGTTTCTTCTCTGCTTTCACTCTTGAAACATTAACGGCACCTTTTGTGCCTTTCTTTTTGCGGTACTCTGGTGCAGCCTTTTTGAGGGCTTGTCCGTAGGGGATATTATTAGCCTTAGCGTATTTTTTAACAAAGTCAGTCCATTCAGTCATTTTATATAATTAACTTAGATTTAATTTTTTGATTTTATTTTTAATAAATATCTTTGTTGGGCTTCTCTATGTAATCTCAAACTTCGTTCTCTATCTCTTCTTACAGCACACATATTCAAACAATCGTTCTTAGCATTTAAAATCAACTCATGCTCTACTTCTTGATAGTTGTCGCATTCAAATAAAACGATTAATTCCAGTTGTTCTATTCCTAATTCTCTGGCTTTCTCATATAATTTGGCTTTACTACGGCCCAGTCTTAATCTACTATTGTGTAGGGCTTGTCTTTTGCGTAAATGGATGGTGCTTCCGTAATATACAAAATCTTCTAAATATATACAATATACAAACATAATATACATTATACATATATAAAAATATTTTGTAAAGAACGAATATTTTTTTAGGGAAGTTTTTTAAACTTAAACCTTTTTAAATAATCTTTGAATGATGCGTCTAACGTTGGTTTATTCCAGAGGAGCCATTTTGCCAAAGCACCATTAGTCGTGGGTGCCGTCCAATCTTCCCTTACTTTATGTCTGGCATCGTACTTTTTCCGTTCCTCATTTGCCTTTTTAATACCAACCTCCTTATTATAAATAGTATAATCTTTATTTGGTTTAGAGCCAAACTGACTGGTTTTTATTTTCTTTTTTTCTTTATTAAAGAACTCCATCTTTAATTTTTTGTCTTTGGCTGTGGCTGGGCTTAACTTCACAAAAACTATTTTATCCATTTAATATATAAGTATATAATAAATGGTATTGACTAATAAACAAAAGTTTAACAAACAATATGGATTTAAAAGAGATGAAAGCCACACACTCGCAGAGATAGCGAAAAAATCTGGGATTTCTAAATCGATACTTCAACAAGTATACAATAGAGGCGTGGGGGCAAGAGTGACAAATCCAGAAAGCGTGAGGAGTGTAAGTGACGGAAAGAAACGTGGTGGTAAATCACTCGCAGGGAAAATGAGTGCAGAACAATGGGCCTTGGCTCGTGTGTATGGATTTGTAATGAAAAACCCTAAACAAGTCGCAGAAGGTAAGCCAGATAATGATTTATTTAAAAAGATTAAAAAAAAATAATTTAGTCATCGTCTGGAAAAAAGAACTCGTCAATATATTCACTGGCAGTCTGCCTCGCCTGTACTAGCATTTCGCCATCGTGGTTTTCATCAGCGGTCCGAATTAATCCATATAGAACCATTACTGATTTTTTGAGATTTCTAATTAATTCGTTTTTTTGGCTCATCATTTCTTTAAATTGTTCGGCCATTTCTAAATACGCTTGTTCTGTTGTATCTCCACGTGTTTCTACCATTATTAAAATATTCCTATATATTAATAATGTCTGATAAACCAAATAATTTCATCCTTCCAAAAGAATATTTCGAAATGAGGGAGAAAAATACAAAAAGATTTCAACAGCGTTTATATGAATTAGCGTTGCATGAGCGTAAGAGCAAAATTAATTCGCTTGGCCATTAACGGAGTTTTTTTGAACTCTTTACCGAGAAAAGTAAACTTTTCGCCAGTTTTTATTTTTTTAAGTTTATTTAATTCTGTTTTAGTAAACTTATGGGATTTAGGTACTTTCAATTGGGTTCTTAATCCACCTTCTTTAAACTTTACTTTTTCACCATCTAAAATTACTTCACCAGTTTTAGCAGGTTTCTTTTTTGGGTGTGTATCTCCTTTCATTAGTGAGCCGTCTGGCATTCTGTGAAATCCTTTGGGGACCTTTTTTTTAGTATCCTTGTCGTTATATTGTGAGGGCATTATATATATGGTTGCGATAATAATTCTACCGATTTTTGTTGGATTACTAGCATGGGAGTTATTTTGGCTTTCCAAGGTATTTGAACCAACGGATGCTCCTTACTCTATCACAATATCCTCAATTCCTGATCCATTTTGAATTAAATTAAAAAACTCTGTGATTAATTTTTCTGGTATTCTATACCTTTCTAGCCTACTGGAACCACCACCCACACATTTTTGATTTGGATTTTTGCTTCCAAAAGATTTTTTATGCTGTCTTAATTTATTTCTTTTTTCTTTGGTATTACATAACACCTTTTTACCATCTATCATTTCATAGCCATTCGCTAATACTATATTGTGTTGTTTTTTCCCTTCTACTTCTAACATATTTTCACAATCGTTTTTACATCGTTTAGCCTCAAAGCCTTTTAGGTTAGTCCAAAATCTTGTAGTTTTTTTATAACCAAAATCTGAATACTTACAATAATCTACATCATAATAAGTATTATAATGTGGATAGTCACTTTCTATATAATTTTTCATTTTGCCTGTGGCTGGGTTTTCAATCCACCAATGTTTGGGTTTAAAATAATCAATAATTTCAAAGCATTTATTTACCATAGGTTTTCCATATAAGTCTATATCTCTTTCCAAATCTTCTTTTTTAACTATACTACCATCTGGGTTAATGGTCTTAGATTTTCTATTAATCCAAGAATGTCTTAATTTACTCCACCATAGACAAACTGGCGAGGCGGTAATTAAATCAAAATCACCTTCTTTATACTCGTTTTTATAATCCCATTCTAGTATATCTTTTTTAATGTGTTTTGATGATGTGTAACCATCGTTGGTTGGTCCCAAATCTCTATCCAAAGAAATAACTTCCCAACCCATTTTTTCAGCCACTTTCCCAATAGAATGTGTACCACTAAACAATTCAAGAACTCTCATTTATTATTAGTAAACAAATTAAAATACTTTTTTGATCGATTTTTCATTTTATTTTTTTGCGTATAACTCTTGGGTGGATACAGAGTGGCCCATTTTTTTAGCAACTTCTTGTTTTTCATTCAATTCTGGTGCAAACTTTTCTGTAATAAAAATATGGCGTAGCATGTTAACTCCAATTTTTTTTCCAGTGGGTTCGAATACTTTTGAAATATATTTGCCTAATCCATTTGCGGTTTGTGGTTCACCTCTGCTATTGAGAAGTAAGTGGTCAGTTGGATTAACTCTCAACCAAATATTTAAAACTGAATTAAGTTTCTTTCCTACTGGGATTTGATTTTCACCGTATTTCTTGGCTGTTTTATATTCTCCAAAATGGAAGTATTTTTTATTGCGTGAGCGTATTACTAAATAATTATTTTCGGATTTTTGCTCGTCCGATAATTTTTTGAACTTATCTTCTTGTATTACTAGCATGGGGGCATAATCCAATCTAGTGGGGGGGTTCTCATCATCCAAGAAAAGATTAGCGACAACCCATTTCTGGATTAAATCAAATTGTTTTTTATTAAGTTCTTGTTTGGTAAATAACTCACGTTCCATTATATCGGCTTTGTATTTATTCATAACTTTTCTTAATTCTTTCATACTGGCCCAGTTTTCACTCTGGGTGGAAGTCTTTTCTTGTTTCTCGGCTTCTTCTTTACTCTGTTTATTTAATTCGTCTAAATAACCTCTATAAAAAGTTAATTCTTCGTCGTAGTCGTTTTCATCGTTCATAGCATCTAAGGCAACGATAATGGCCGATAGATAATTTTTCTGGGTACTTAATTTTAATTCTTGTAGTTTCTCTGCGACTTTGTCTTCATCCTTTAAAAAGTTTAAATCTTCTAATTCTCCATTTCCTTTAATAAATTGATGTATTTTTCGGAGTGAGATGAGGTAGGCACGGAGCGAGTTGGGTTTAATATTTCTCTTGCTATCAATTGCTTCTTTGATAATATCCATAACTTATTTATATTATAAAAGAAGATTTTATTTTTATACATTTATTCCTAATTATGAACCAATTAATTGGTTAGGTTTGATGAGTGCGGTTAACCCAGTGTTAAGGGTATTTGCCATCATTTCCGCAAGTTCTCTGAACTTGTCCGCCTTTCTTTCCTCTTCTAATTTCATAGGGTCTTGGCGGATTTTAAATACTGCTTGTGTTTCTCTTTCAAGATTTTCAGCAAGTGAACCATCAGCGTTTCGAACTAATGTAGTTATAAGGTTCATATTTAATTCTTGGCCATTGTTAATATCAATCCAATTTTCAAATGGGGCCACGTATACTAATGACCCTTCTTGGTCACCAGTGGCAAACTCCTCACGTGGGATTATAGCAATACTCTTTGCCTCTGCTGAGTTCTCACCCTCATACGATTTAACAAGAGGCATTTCTGGTATAGAAATATGGAGTGTATTATTATTGGCGGTTTGTTGTGGCTCTTGGTCCGAAGTAGCCGATGCCCCAGTCTGACTTCCACCTCCGAAATCTTCTTCATTATTAGAGAAACCTAAAAGGTTGGCCACGTCCGCTACTGCTCCCCCACCAGAACCACGCAAGAAAAGTCTGGCATTAGAAGAAAGGTCTTGTAATTGTCCGCCACCTTCTGAACCTGCGGTGACTTCATCGGCTACCCCAGTAACCCCAGCAACTGGCTCAATTCCGTTAAATATTCCTTGTGTGAATATTGAAAGTCTGCCAGTTTCTTGGGGAACTGGTGAGGCACCATCAAAATTAATCGTCTGAACTAAAATGGCCCCACTATCTACCAAGGCGATTTGACCGTTTGGATTAACGTTACCATTGGTGGGATTGAGTGCAGCCACATAATCTGGTGGATTTGTTAAAGGAACATCACCAGCCATGCACTGATATGTCAATGGGTCAATCTGGTACCAATAAAGATTATCAAGGATATTACCCACATTGGTGGTGGTTTTCCATACATATCCGTTGGCATTATCCGTGAGAGCCTCAAAAGTAGTGGTAACAACCCCAGCGTTATTTGTCCAAGTATCCAAATCAAGGTCATAACCAGTGATAATTAAATTACCAGTTTTTTGGAATGAAACTGTTGGGTAGAATGGGGCAACACTTAATTTGGGATAGTGCTGGTTGATTTTGGTACTAGTATCGTTTAATGTTGGGTCGTTGCTATCAAAAACAAGACCAGGGAAAGTATCGCCACCGACGAGGAGAGTTTTAACAAGTGGGGTGCCTGTTATAGGGGAATTACCACCCAAACCATCGGCAAGGGGTGAATAGGTACTGTCGTTGACATCTTTTTTAAACATCTGTATAAGAACTCTTCTACTGGTTTGAGAAGAAGCGTAGATAGTCATTAGAACTTGGATTTTAGTATGGGGGGAAAATACCCCAGCGTTTGCCTTAAATATAGGGTCAAATAATGCTCCTAAATCTCTGCGAACATCACTTACGAACCAATTTTCACTACCAATAGGGATGTTACCTGGTCTTTGCCTTCCGTAGGTAATCGCCATTCCATTGCCTTCGCATTCAAAAGCAATGTCATATCTTTGTGGAGTAAATTGGAGGTTTGGGTTGGGGTTGTTGGGGTCGCTTAAATTATTTCTGACTAAACCAACTTGAAGAGGTTGGAAGATTTCGGTATGGTGTGATGGCTGTATCTCATTAAATAACTGACTTCCTAAATAAACAAGTGTGGAACGTTTGGAAATAACATTAGCGAAATGGTTTGCGTTAGTTCCATTATAGGTTATTTTTGCTAGTTTATTGTCTTCGGCTTGGCCAGATAAGGCTAACTGACCACTGGAAAAAATATTATATGTACCAGAATTGGGGTCTGGTGTGGGTACACTTTCGTACTGGATTTGGAAAATATCCACATCGCCTGTGGATGGAGCAGGAGTGAATGAGCATGTCCACTCATAGTTCTGCTGTTGATTTACTGAATTAAGTGATGTTGTGATTGCGTCCGCCAAGTCGGCCCCATCGTATGTACCAACTGGAATTGAGGCAAATCTTGACACGTCTTGGTTTCCACCACCAGTTCCTAATCTAAAACCAATTGTATTATTTTGAGTTGTTACTTCGTAATTACTTCCTCTATAATGAATAAACTTTTGAAGACAGATTTGGGAGTTGGGAGAAATTACAATGGGCTGTGGGTAGTGGTTTTCATAAAGATAGGCCTCTTGCTGGGTTGTTGAACTTGTAGATAATAACGACATTTATATTATAATTAAATATAAAAAAAAATGTCAATATATTTTATAATATGAATAAAGATGTTATTAATACCGCTAATGAATTAGAAATGTTACACATTACCAAAGGGAAGGGTGCGGATGCCCTAAATAAAAAAATAATGGAGAAGAGGGAAGATGAAAAGAAACCTATTAATCCTAAAAATATATTTCAAGGGATTAATAAGAGTAAAATAAAAAATAGTAAGTTTAGACAAAATAAAAAATACCAAATCGACCCATTCACAATTTATTAATAATCAAATATCCTCGCATTCTTCTTCGCTGGTAATTCCACTATCGTTTGTAAACCAATCAGAAGGCTTTATCTCGTCCATAAAGTTCTGGTGGGCAACATTCAGAATATGCAGTGGAGTTTTGCTTATTTCTTCGCCATGCTCGTCTTTTTCAATATGGGATATTGGGGCAAATCTGAAAACTCCATAGAATACTTGTTTTTTTTTCCCATCTACCATAATACGTTTTTTCTTTTGTTTAACACTGCCACTTTCAAGGCCCATCAGATCTTTTGCTAAAACCTTAGCCATTATATACATTTTGTCAATATTCATAGTGTCGCAGTCCGTGTCGTTCCAATCTCTAATATTTTCATTTTTGAGAAGTTGGTTAAATGCCTTTAAACCACCCTTCACTCTCAAAGCCTCATAATCGCTCAAAAGTGGTTTCAAATCATCCTTGATAAAATCCTTTTCGTAATCTAATTTATTATCTTTAATAAATCCCAATGTATTAAAAATCTTATAAAGATGCGAATAGCGTTCGTCATAGAAATTATTAAGTTCAAGTATTTTTTTGCTATCTGTTTTTTCGTACATATCGTCAATGGCTTTTTGCTGAATTAATTTATGGAACTTAATTGTAGAATAATAATGCGAACGTCTTTTTTGGTCGCTAATAAAACGGCTCCAATAAAGTTCTTTATTGAACTCGTTAATATCCTCTTTAAGAGTTGTTTTGAAATCAACAGACAACTTAAACCAATATTCTTCCATAGTAAGACGCTCGTTGGCCTCTTTCTTTTTTTCAATATCAATGACAGAATAGTTTAATTTATTAACTTCTTCCCATGTATAACTATCTTTGATTTCATACTCTTGCATTCTATATTCATCTCTTTGTAGAATACGGCCATCCGAGAAAATATTTTCAATTTCTAAATACTTCCTCGCTACTCTTTCCAAATAAATACCAGATATATTCTGTTCTAATATATTGTAAATCCTCGCCTCACTTACCCAATTTTTAAGTGGTTTATATTCTTCATTCGTAGTGGTTTGTAATGAAATAAAATGTTTTTCATCTGTGAAAATCTGTGGTTTATACCTATAAATTAATTCCTTTACTTTATCAAAGTAAACTGGCGACATATCCTTATTGTAGTTACCACAAGTATTTAAGCAAATGTAAATCTGGTCTTTTGTAAACTCTCTAACTCTTTTCATTGCCTGCGTAGCATCACGGAAACAAGCCGAGAACTTATTTGGCATATACACGAAAAGTCTGTCAAACTTTGCTTCTGGGTTATCGTAAGAAACTCCGCAAGTAATAGTAGGAGAATAACAAAGTAGTTTGCACTGGCTCCACTCTTCATTTACCTTCGTGGCCAAGTCAAGTGGATTTCCAGAATGGTACAGTTTTGCTTCATCACCCATGTAAACTCCCTCAGCATCTAACTTGCCTTTAATTAGTCCACTAGAAATCGAATTGTTTACCAAATGAATGGCAAACTTTTTGGAGCCAGAAACTACTACACATCTTTCACCCCTTCTCAAACACTTCTTTAATTCCAATTCCATAATATCTTTGTCTTTACAAAGCGTAGAGGTTCGCATGGGAGGTTTCCATTGGTTAATTGTAAGTGTAGTCTTTGCGTTTGGTTTAATAGTATTGATAGTATTAAATGAACGTTTAGATAAGAAGGCATCCATAACCAGAACCTTTCTAGCGGTTCTGATTGCCTTTTCAAATACAATTAAATTGTTAAGCCCCTCGCCCTTGGTTTGTAATGTATGGGAACCAATAATATTGAAAATACTTTCGCTTTCATCTACGATGAGTAAGTCAATATTATTTGGGTTAATCTGATGGAAACTTTCAAGCGAAATAATAATCTTATCACAACTATACCGTTCAGAAATAGTTAAGTCAATATAGTTACAAAAACCGTCTTCTTCAAACTCTTTGCCCATCGCCGTTGCGAAGGCTCGTTTGCTAGATAAATATACAATCTTTTTGAAATGTTTTTGGAGTTTATGAATATTAAAACTCTTACCAGTACCCATTGGAGATTTGATGAAAGATACATCCGAGTTTAAATTGAAGTCTTCTACTTCCAAATATCTTTTATTAACTATATTCTTATTTTCATAATGAGGCATATCGAAAAGCACGTCGGCAGGATGTTGAGAAATAAGATTAGGATTACATAGTTTAGCCATATTAAGAAGTGTTAAAAATCCGTATCCCTTATCCGTAGAGAACCGCCCCCAAAGGCCATTCATATCTGAAATGTTTTGGTCTTTCCCAGACTTCTCCGCCCAGTCTACCCATAATTGAAAACTGTTACCACCAGAGGCTCTTTTGATAGCCATACCGACTGCACAAAAGCAAGACCAATTCACCGACTTACCATTATAAATACTTTTGACAATATATTCAAGTGAACCGCTGTCAGCATCGCCTTCTGGGATGGGGCATTCGTCTGGCAGTGTTTCCTTGAAGTCTTCCAGAAACTCTGCGACATTATTAGAAATATTATGGCCAATAACTCTCCCATGCTTGTTCTTAACTGAATAAGATTTTTGATCGTTTTTTAAGTTAATCTTTGAAACATCTACGAGAGTTTCTTTGTTAAGATGTGAAATTAAACAACTTTCCAAACTGTCTGGGGTCTTTGGTGCTGGTTTCTGAATACGGTTAGATTTAGGTTTGCTTTGGTAGGGTAACTTAAACAAACGATTTTTAGTGTAAACCCCAAAATCTATCGCATAATCTCTTGCACTATCCGTTTCGAAGATTAAGTCGTGGTAGTCTTTATCATCGTTAATTTTTTGTTTCATATATCGTGCGAACTTGTTAATATCAAATACGCTCTTAAAATAAACTCCATTATTCAAAACCACGTGGGCTGAAAACTTTTTAATATCCTTAAAGGTTCCTTGTTCTCCGATACCGATATTCTTACAGAAGAAATCACGTTTGCGTTTGTAAGAAGTATCTATCCCACAATCTCCAAAAGTATCCTTAATAAGTTGGAAAATCAGAGCAAGTTTGCGTACGCATTCTTCTTCGGTAGTGTACGGAAACTCAATATCTAAATAAAACTTTCTTTCCTCTTTAAGGATTTCATAAAGATAATGATTTTCTGTGTATATCTTGTCAAGTTCTTCAAATGGCATAGAACCATAAGACGAACCTTTTTCGTTCTTAATACAAAGTCTAATATCTTCATCCTTGGCTTTATCAAAACATTTCTGTTGTGGTGATTGATATTCATTCCCCTTCGCTTCCCAATTCGCCTTACTACAAATAGTATGATAAAAAGCAAATCCCAAAAACTTTTGGATTTTCAGATTTGACATTAATAGTTCATTAGATTTTAGTTTTTCCTTAATATTCTTGTCATCCATTATATATCTATAATGTAGATATTTTTTTAAATCAATTTTACGCATTAATTATATTGGGGCTTAAAACGAAGTGGTAGTTATTTCAACACTTTCCGTATATCGGTTATACCAAAACTGTGGAAAAAACTACCACCCATGCTAACTCATTTAGGAGTTTAATTATTTTACGTAAAATTGATTTAAAAAATATCTCTACATTACATATATATAATGACTACAATTGGCAGAACCCAAAATAAATCGTACTTCCATTATAGAGTTGAAAAATATAATGGAGATGAGAAACAATCAGAAAGATACTATATGACTATGGAAAATATTAAAGAAGACTATGGAATTAGTCGCCATACTATTTCCAATATGTTAAAGAACCCAGAACTTAAATCAAAGAAATATAAGGGCCTTAAAGTGTTTAGGGATTACCGACCTGCACTGAAAGTTGTTCCAATTCAGCAAGAAAGTATTTGATTATTTGTATACCATCGGAACTTGTTATATTTAAATTAGAAGCCAGATTTTTTATGGCTGAAACATTATCTGTTTTTTCTTCGTCGGTATTTATGGATGGCATTTCTGGTGTACATAAATACTCATATTGGTTCACATAATCATTTACGATAGTATCCGACTGGGTTTCTAATACCCATTCAGCACACATACTCCCATGCTTGTCTGTTGGTTGGATGTGTACTTCCCAAGCCTTCTGCTTACAAACAAATAATTCGAAATCTTCTATACTCATCATCCGTTCTTTATCTTGGCAACAAATGTTTTTATAGAGTTCAATAAAGGCAACACGGCCACGCTTGGCAGTCTGGCTCAATCTAGGATAGTAACAAGAGGATTTAGAAAGGACTTCACCTTCTTCAATTAAATTAGAATATTGCTTAATTAAATCCATTTCCTGATCCCATCTTTCATTTTTTTCTAAACTAACATAATATAAATTACTCATTATATATATATTAAGTATATTCTTTTTTTTAAATACTTCCTTAAATACTATATTTTGCTTCTTTTATGCTACTTTTATATTCTAATTAATAAATAGCACTTAAAAGTGGAATAAAATTATAATTTTACGCTACTTTTATATAGGATAATATAAATATATAATAAAAGTAGCATAAATCTAAGTACTTAAAGGGAAATACCCAATATATAGGTATTTTGCCTATTCAAATACAATAGTTATTGGCCCATGTATCACCTTAAATCTTTCCACATTATTTCCAGTAAGTGGTGGGGCATATTCAGTTTTTCTGTTTTTTTGGTTTCTATAATATTTTTTTTGATATTGCTTTATTTCAGCCCTATTACGTATGTAATAAAGTTTCCTATATACTCTTTTATATTCATAAGAACTACGGTCCTCAATTTTTAGTAACAGTCTTTCGTACAACTTCTCTTCTTCTCGTAATATCTTTTCTTCGTTCATCTTCCTTTATATTAAGTTGAGATTTAATTTCAGACGGCGGTACGGCAACTGGCAAAGTTTTTGTCTTCTGGATTTTATATATTACAGCGGAGTTGGGGTCTAATACTGGTCGTTTACCATCTGGCAATCTAATGTCCGTTGTTACATCTGTAATTACAAAGGGTTTCGTTACCGTATAATTGAAAGTACTCTCCAATGCGTAAAAGAAATCGCCATTGGTATAGTTCCTAGTCATAAACGCTAAACAAGGTATTTTAGAATGGCTATCAACTCCACCATAATATGTTGTGTCTGCACCAGCCGTGGCTATATCTGAATAAATACATAAGTAAGGATAATTCAGTTTATCTGGTATTCTAAACGCTGTGATGGATGCTGGTTCCACATCTGGTCTGGCTGAATTAAAAAAGTTAATTCCTAAATCATATTGTGGCATATCGATCGAGTTTACCGACGACGCTTGTATTTCTGCGGATGAAATATACTGTCCTGTGGTCATTGGTAATGAGTTCTGGTACGCCTCACCATAAGAACCTATCGTGCCTCTAAACTCTAAATTATTAGTGAAGAAGGATTGCGAAGAACCTATGCGAGGTAATAATTGGGTAACAGTAAAACCCATCTTATCTAATAAAGTATCTGTGTAGAACTCGTCTGCTAGGTTAGGGAATTGTAAAGGAATGGCATTGTCTTCTATGTCGGCTGGGGATAATGTTTCATTACTAGCAAAATATACATTAATATTTAAAATACTTACGCCAGATTGAGAAGCGACAATTGATGATGCTAATTGCCTCATATCCAAGCATGGGAAGTATTTTGTTGGGTCATAGTTAGGCGTTCCCCCAACTCCACTGGGGTTCATATATGGCTGGATATTTCCAATAACGCCGATATTATAACATAACTGCTCTGGGTCGTCAGATGCTTCTAACTCTAATACTGGTTGTTGAAGATTTCCATTTCCAATCGTCATACCAGAGTTAAGCCCCAAAATCTCAAACCTACTACTTAATGTATCGTATTTAACCTCTGGATTTACGGCACCTATCATTCCAACACCAGCGTAATTCTGACGGACCTTGGGGTCCAACTCTCTGGTTTCTTGTAAGTTCATAAATAATACTGCTTTGTTTCTCGTGAATGAATTATCAAATCCAAATTGAAATCCATATTGTAAGTTCCATTTTGATAGAAACCATTTCTGTTCTGCTATACTCTTGTTAAAATCCCATCTTGCTTCTTCTGGAACTCCCAAATTAAAGTCGTAAGCATCTCCTAAGACTTCGGTGGGTGCGTCTACGTCTACGGCAGAGATTAAAGCAATATATGGTTTACCATTATTAAAAATATTTCCCTCAGCCAAGTTCCAAACTGGAACGGCTGCAATGTTATTGTCTATTGCCATCTGGATTAATTCATTATAGGTACCTAATTCTGGATTGTTCGCACCGTTATTATTTCTAAACATGGGTATTCCAGAATTGGGGTCGTTGTCGTCTGGGAGGAAGAAATTGCCATCGTAATTTTCTCCATTACTTAACTCATTTAATAACTGCATATAGTCGATGCCATCCGCTGGTTTTGCTACACCGTTAACGTTTTGAACCAAGAACTCATCACGCCAATAACTCTGAACCCATATTCCTTCCAACTCGGCTCCGTTATTTGGTCTACCATCTCTTTGCTGACCGAAGCATGGGTATTTGAGGTCTGGACCTTGATAGATTGGAGCATTCTCCAATGTTCCTATATTCCATTTACTTCCAGAAGTGTCGTAGTCTGCTCTGCTTCCATAAAAAATTAAATTGGCTGGGATATTTTGGTTTATATCTTTATTATACGAAGTCTGGTCGTCATACATACAACAGTCCAAGAATACCCCAGAATATTCTTTATAATCTTTACTTCCCCATTCGGCTTTGTTATTATCTCCATTTAAATATCTTTCATTTTGTCTGAAACCTTGGCCCAGAGAAGTAAGGGTATCCTCATCCCAATACATATTTGTTAAAATTAATTTACCTCTTGGAAACTTACAATAAGCATTCGCAGTCTGTCCGCCTGCGGTTGGTAAATTATTTAAAGAGCAAACACGGTTACCTAATTGTCCCACGGTTTGGTTACCAAAAGGAGTGGTGATTTGGGTTTGGTTAATTCCAGTATTAATGAAATTGTCTGGGTCGTTATTATCTACCCCATAATGGCCATTCCTAAATATCTGTAAACCTTGGAAACGTTCTGGGTCCGCTACGGCTATACTTGAATAATAACTACGCCTCGTCATCGCTTCTTGGATGTCTGTTGGAGGCACGAAAGGGGGCGGTGGTGCGAAGTCTGGGTCTGGGCGATACGTTTCATACGATGTTAAAAAGTCCTCATTTTGTTTGTTTGCTACTGGGTCGCCATTCGCAGGACAAGGCTGGTAAGTAGGCGTGGAAACAACAGATGGTAAAGAGGTAGTCCGCCCACCATAATTGTTATAATCGTGCGTATTAACTGTATAAGTATTGAAAGAAGCAAAAGGCAAATCCGTTGTTTTCTCAGTTTGGGTTGGTTCGTGTAAAATATCGGTAAGAAGTTTTCCGACGTTCTCGGCTGTGTTATATCCTTGGGGGACTTCCAACATTACTTTATTTTTTCTTAAATCTAAGTTGGAATTAAGTTGTTTTATATCGGTGGTATTGCTCCAATTGACAAAATCCATTCCAGTGTAGGATGGGTCCAAAAAATAGTATCTCGTATTGTCTGGCGGAGTAAAGTTTTTCATAAATAGATCAGGATTAATTCTGGATTTGATTTGGAGAGTGGCGTGGACCACTGCTGGTGCTGAGCCACCAGACCCAGGGGTTAATCTGGGATTGTTTAAAATATTCCCTGCCCTATCCACTTCAATCTCAAACTTATAAGTAGCAGGGATTTGGAACATATCTTGTTCTATTCCAGCATTATCGAACTGAGCGATATTAACTCCCTCATTAATAAACTTGTATTCATCAATAATCCCCACGTCGCCTTGTCCTGCGGTTTTTACCGAAATAACTTGAATAATAATATTGTTGCCAGTAGAATAGGCAACGTTTCCAGTTGGGTCGCCATCACCTTTCGCCAGATAATATTTTCCAGCCACGTAATAGTTTCCCTCATTAGTAATTTTATAATCCGTCAAAATATCTTCCATGGGTGCTTGTTGTTTGTATAAATCACTAGTTTCTGGATTGGGTATACCTACTGGAAAACCTCCAATATTTCTTTGTAACATATTAGCATATATAGAGTATTCGGTTGTTACTCTCTGAGTTGGTTTAGGTTCGCAGACTTGATTAAGCAATGGAAGTGTTGCAGTATTTCTACCACAATGGTTCACATAAAATCCTAATTCTAATTCCATTTTATTGTCCAATATTCCATTTTCATTTTCTCCTATGAACTCTATAACCGCCTCATTTGCTCCTTTACTGTTAATCGCCCCAGCCTCTATACTAATAACGTCGCCAGTATCCACAGCGATACCAGTTGTACTTACATTATTAGTCCACTTATTCTTAAATGCGTCTTCACTTTCTGGAATGGGATTTACGTTCACCTTACTACGTGTTCTGTTACATTCCACTATAACATTTTGTATATACTCAGTCATCTTTATAATAGAATAATATTTTATTATAAAGGTTTTAATCTTGAAAAAAAGTGGTAGTTATTTCAACACTTTCCGTATATCGGTTATACTAAAACTGTGGAAAAAACTACCATCTCAGAAAATGAAAAATCGATCTAAAAAGTATTTTAAGCGGAAACCTCAATGGTTCCATTTTGGATACGCATAGTACGTTCAACAGAAGCCCATACACGCATTGTTCTGGCTTGGAAGTCGCCGTTTACTCTGCTATATGTTTTAGTAATCTGAATTGGTTTAACACCGATTTGAGTACCAGCACCAAGCATGTTAACACCAGTAGTCGAAAGGTCTAATCCAGTATAGTGTGCAGTACTTCTGGCGTTCTCAATATTAGCATGGCCCTCTAATGCTACCGCCTCAGAGATTATACTCTGATTAACGGCGTTTGTTGGGTCGCTCTTGTCGGTATCTGGGTCAAATGAGTAGAGAGTAGATGGGACACGAAGAGGGCGACCCATTGCGAAGCGTAATTCATTATATTTCTGGGGGGCATCTTGGAGGTTGCGGTCAAAAACTCTACTATCGTTAACACGGAAGTTAAGAGCATCTGGCACACGGCCCTCGGTGGAAACATACTGGCCACACCAGTTAACTGCTGGGTTTTGGTCAACTGTTGTTTTCTGGTCGGCAATAAGAAGACCACGAACCACACGACCAGCGACAGCGATTTCGTTTTCTACTCTCTGTTCGGTGATACTTCCACCACCTGGGTCGGCTACGGCTGGGGTCTGTGTTTCTGTTAAAATTAAATCCTCATATAGTTCAACCATACCATTCTGGGAAGCAATTTCACCAGCCATCTGGTTCATTGTATCGTCATTATAGTAAAGATGGTCTGACATAAACTTAATATTGCTAAGTGATGGAACGGCTGAGGTGTTACCAGTGAAAGCGTCTGGGAAACAGCAAATAACGTTTTTGGTTCCATTGGCTTGTCTGTTAAATCTTATTCTAATATAGACTTGTTCTTTCATAGCGAAAAGAGGAAGTTGGCGAAGTATCATAGCAGGGAAAAGGGAAGAAAGAGGGACAGCAAAAACTGGGGTAGTGGTTGGGTCAGCGGTAGGCTTAATAAAGGCTGGGACCGTGGCAGTAGTTAAAGCGGTATTGTATACTAAATCTTGATAAGCGATTTTCCCACCAGAAGTTTCGGCCCATCTATCTCCACATGCTCCACTCTTAATCATATCAACATAGGCTCTATGTTCTGGACTATCCAACTGGCGAATGGCAGTTTGTCTGTGGGCGTACTTCTGTGTAGTCATAATAACTTTTGTTCCGACTTGTAATTCGCAACTGTCGATAAGAGCGTGGATACCAGTGGCAACTGGGAAAAAACCAGCACCATCGGCTTCTACGGCCAACTGTACAAAAGAACCACCGTCTAAAATACCGTTCATAGGTAATTGGAAAACGACTTCATTATTAGTAGAAGTAATTGGGTCTAATTGTTCGGTTCTTATTTCCAAGGTCTGTACGGATTTAGAGGGAGCGATTTTAAATGCGTTTGGGAGTTGCGTGGATGTGCTTTGGCTACTATTCATTTATATTATTAACTAACATAAAAAAAAATAATATTTATTTTATTATTTTTTTAAACTAAAAAATTAACTTTTTAAAACCTGCTTAATTGACAACCATTATTCCTTGTGGAGAATATTGGAGAGTATTACGAGCAAGTACGTAAGTATAGATGGCGTTAGGGGAAGTTCCTACTGGGCCACTATTGAGAGGGGACTGTGCACCAAGTGTGGACTGAATGCGAGTGGCATAGTTCTGGCCCCTAAATGAAACTCCAACTCTCGAAACATTATCACAAGCGATACCAATACCGAAGTTACGTTTGCCCTTGTCAACTGCGGTGAGTTTCTGGGGTTCACGTGAGTAAACGGCCAACTGATTTCCGCCATATCCTATACCTTGATTACTGTTAGTCATGCTAAACAAGTTATATAATGGACGGAATGCGTTAAGGAAGTTAACCATTACACCAGTTTCTGGGCGACCCTCGGTGGAAGCGGTTTCGCTATCCAATTCGTAATCCAAAGCAAGTTTGACACCACCACGAGTGAAAGAAACTTTATCTAAGACAACCTTTTCGCCATAAACACCTGAACCAGCGTCCTTATTCTGTAACATATCAGTGGCGAAACTATCGTTGTCGTAATTGTTAGCATGGGGGACTGGTAAAAAGTTATGGAGTACCGAAAGAACGTTAGAGTTAGCAAGGTTATACTGCTGTGTGCTATCACTTGAATTAATTACACTATAAAGGGAATTAAATGAGTTGTAAGAGAATGCCCCAGAACCTGCCACGGAAAGTGCCTGTTGGCCTGCTGCATCTGGCACGAGTAAATCGGCGGTTAATGTAACATCGCTAATTTCGTATTTTGCTCCTAAACCAGCAGAAGCATTGGCACCACTTAGGGCCATCTGGTCTGGGGCTAATTCAATCTGAATGTTAAGCCCACGAACACCGTTAGTTCCTAAGGGGATTGATACGCCACTCTGTAACATACCAGCATAGATTGGGATTGAAAATGAAACCTCATTATTTACTAAAAGGGATGAAGGGGCATCTATACCCATAGCAAGGGAGGACATAGCATGTTCATTCATAAAGGTTTCCTGGGAATTAAGTGAGGGAACAAGAGAAGCCACTAAACGGCCATACTGTCTAATACTTTCTAATGTTTGGCCAGTCTGTTCTGAACTAAGTACAATATTCTGTATCATTCCTGAAACTCCGACCTTATCGTTAAGTTGGACGTTGACAAGACCACTTCCTTTGGCATCCTGGTTATTTACTGGTGCACCTCCTGCCTGTAAAACTTTGAGTTTACCATTAAGGCGAACTGAACTGGCTTTCAATAACTTATTGGCAGAGGCAATCTGAATTGTAATTATTGGGTTACCTCCTTTAAAAGAATAGGTGTTGTTGGAAGGTTGATTGTTTGGGGATATTTGGACCTTTTCTACTTGGGCGATATTCATTTATATTATTAACTAATATAAAAAAATTAAAAAGTTATTTTAATAAATTATTTTTTAAACTAAAACTGAAACGCCGTCCTTGTTAATTATCAATCTACGCTTATGGAAAATATAATTATTAAAGATTTTATCTTGGTTAGCGGTACTTTCGTAGTCTACACGGAGCGAAAGTGAATTATCTTTAAGGTTAAACACTTGTCCGTATCTGGTAAAGGCACGACCAATGGCGAAATGTTCGTGTATCTTATGAAGGTTACGGACTGGCTCATTAATATTAAGAATGGCTTTCTGTAATTCTGAAAGGTGAAGTGCGTCACTTCTAAATACTCGGCCAAGACCAGTTCCAATCTGCTGTGAATATCTTGCGAGTTCGACAACACGATTTGGGATTAGATGAGTACCAAAAACAAACTGGTAATTTCTGGCGTTGTCTGGTTCTCCTACAAGTGAAGAAAGGGCAATATCTCTGAAACCACCAACAGCAAGAGGCTGAGAAAGGCACGATAAAGCACGGCTCTGCTGGGCTGGGATAAGTGCGGTTGTAAGACCAACCTTATTGCTCTGGTTATGTCTATATAAAGTATATGTATCGTAATCCATAGCAACACCCTCGCCACCCAAAGCACGTTTAGTCATGCTATCAACATAAGACTGGGGAGGCTCAACCTTTAAACAAACCATCTCAAAGTCGCTAATAGTATAAGAAGGGGCAGGGGCAGAACCGCTACCAGTTCCAGCACCACCAGCACCATCGTTACGCTCTACTATTCCGCTGTGGGCTATACTTCTCTGTGATGGCTTGACGTAAACCTTGGGGGCATCGGCTGCAGCGAATGCTTCCGCCAAACCGTCTCCCTCTGGACGCTGTGGGACATAAGAAACGCCGAGGTCTGTTCCATCAAGGAAGAAACCATCAACAACGCCTAGGAGTTTTTCACTTCCAGCACCTGCCGAGGCTCCTGCGGTTTTCTGGATAAAGAGGAAATCACCAACGGCGAATGGGTTATTTTTCTGGGCTTCGTTGCTATCTACTTCTAATTTAACTGAGTAAGCACCATCCTTACTGTCGGTGTCGTTTCTCTTCTGGTCGCCAACACCGAAACCAGTTCCACCAGTTCCAGCGGTTAACTGTGCAGCAGGGATGGCAATACCAAACTCATCGGCTCTGGAACTTTCACAAAGTCCAGTGGTTTCTACATACTGTAAAGCACGGAGTGGGTTCTCAGTGTCAATCTGGAAGCGTAAACCTCCTAAAAGACCAACTGGAATGATTTTTCCACCCAAGAACTTTGTTCTTAAAGGCATCTGTAATTGTACGGTATTGGCGGAGGCAGAGCCTACAACGTTTTCTTCGTCACTTCCAGTCATATCTGGGGGACTAGCATAGTAAAGGTTGTCTGGGTCCGCTCCATCTTCGTTAACGTTTTCCACAACACCCTCAAAAAGATTATGTTTGTTATAAACTGAACTCTGCTGGGTGATGGGGTTAAGCATGGCAACACTGGCGTTGTAATCCTCTTCTGAAACTAATGTGGCGGAGTTGGCTCCATCCCTAATTAAAAGATTACGGAAGAGAGCATGACCACCAGCGTTTTTATCTGGAATTACTCTTCCTACACCACTCATTTTGAGATTAAAACGGCAATAGGTTTCTCTTGGGTCTACGAAACCAAGGAAGGAAGGCACTAAAAGGCGGATTTGGTCTTCTGGTTTAATATCTGAAACAACGTCTGGGCGGACGGCTTGGGAGATTGAGGGAACGTATGCACCTTGGGAATTAGATTTAAACATTTTTATATTAATTACAGAGAAAATATTTTTTAAAATTAAACATTATTCTAAAAAATACTCATAATGTAGAAAAATCGATCTAAAAATGGATCAGGAATTGAAGGTGGTAGTTTTTTCAACACTTTCCGTATATCGGTTATACCAAAACTGTGGAAATAACTACCACTTTAAAATACGGCATCACTGGCGACGTTATCGCTAGAACTATCAAAAGATGGTAAAGCGTTAGCATATTTAGACTGAACCGACTGGGGAACAAGAGAACCAGCGATGGGAGCAGTAGGCATTTTTTTGGCTGGTGGGTGAAAAAGATGTGCTATACCTTCTCCAATTGCCACCAATCCGCCAATAAAAGCAGTAGCCTCGCCCACCACGGGGATTGCAGCAGTTGCAGCCTCACTCAAACCTAAATCGGCTAAAAATCCACCGCCTTCGCTCAATTCTGGTGCGAGGTCCTCTTCTACTGGTGGAAGTTTAGCATCTAATGGGTCGGCATCATTTATACTTCCACTTCCGCCATCTTGTGAAGTTGGTACCTTGTCAGAACCTGCCCCTTGGTCTAATGTCCTACTTTGTTCTCCTTCTGGTCTATATGAAGAACTTGATTGCTCGGCAGAGGCTGAGTTTCCTCCCTCTGTCGCTGGTCCAGATGCTGGTTGCCCTTCTGCGGATGCTGGGGCCTCGCTGGTAACAGCATCACTCGCCCCAGTCTGTCCTTGTGCTGAACCACCCTTACCAATGTTACCTCCTCTTGCTGTTGCTCTTTCGGCACGAAGTCGTAAGTCTAAACGCCCCCATGCTGTATCTGGGATTTGGCTCAAATCACCAAAAGCACTTTCCTCTGTTGCTTCTCCAAAATTGCCAAAATCCGTGTCTGCTCCTTCCGCTGTGGCCCTTGCTTGTGAAATCTGTGCGTCACTTGTTCCTACGCTAGTATCTGCTGGTGCGTCTGAGGCTGAACCACTGGCACTTGGTGCGGAACTGTCATCTTCCCCTAAACCTAACTGGCGGAGGCGGTCGTTCATACGTGCTTGGGTTGACTGTCTAACGGCTTTCATATCTTTCATAGGGTCTTGGAGGAAGGCTTTATCTTCTTCTGAAAGGGGGGCTGGGTCGTTTCCTTCGTCCAATTTTTCTCCTTGTGGGTCGCCCTCTTCTCCCCCTTCTGTTCCATCGTCTTCTTCGTCGTCGTCTTCGGCATCTTTACCTTTGTATTTCTTGTATACGTCGTATGCCTTTCTGGCTCCTGCAATAACTCCTTTTAATCCCATCTGGGTTGTAACTTCGTCTTGGCCTCCTTCTTGAACCGCTTTCCACTTATCTTGATATTCGGCAAGTTGTGTGTTATACTTTTCAGTGGCACTAGTTAAGAGCGAAGAGGCTTTGTCTACTTGGTCTTGTTTGTATTCTCTGAGGCGGTCGTTAAGGTTATCGACATTTGAGGCGTAAGTTTCATCCATTACTATTTATAAAGTAATGGAAGAAAATTATAAAAAAATTAAATTAAACTAAACTTTTTTCATTGAAAGATTTTAATATTCGTCAAAATAACTGCTGTATGGGTCTTTGGGAGGAGGAGAACACAATTCGTCGCCATGCGAGGTTTTCACATTATTTACCCTTGTATTCTGTTTAGATAATTTTTCTGCGTATTCGGCCTCTATTTTCGCTCTTAATCTGTCCTCAATTGCTTTTTCTTTGGCTTCTTGTTTCAGTCGTTTCTCTTCCTCTGCGTTTTTAATTTTAGTCATCATATCGTTAAACTTATCATAATTTTTCAACCATTTTTCAAACTCTTTTTCGTCCATATCTTCTGGTTCCTTCGGCGGTTCTGTTACTTTTTCAACTATCTTCGTCTGGGTCTTATTTAATTTTGCTTGTTTCATAGCAGTTGCCTTTTCCCTTGCCCTTGCGAGGTGTTCTTTTTGTTTTTCTGAAATTGGTTTCTTACTGCGTGAGGGCTTAATTGGTTTGACGAATGGGTCTTGTGATAGGTCCTCTGGGGGTGGTGCAGTTACAGCCTCTTGCTTTTTTATTTCACTCGCTTCTATAACCTTTAAGTCGTCTAATATTTCGTCTTGGGTCTTTGCTTTTTGCCTCATAACTGGTAATTCTTCATTATCCATTTTTATATTCTTAACTGAGAAAATAATTTCATAAAAGTAATTTTAAACATTTATTCTCTAAATCTCTATTTTTTCTCTATTTGAAAAGTAAAAAAATGCTCATCATGCTTCGTTCTCGTCTTCGCAGTCGCAATCTACGTCTGGCAGTTCTTCCCCTTCAAACCCATTAGCGTTTGCCAAAACTAAGGGGGCTTCGTAGATACACTCTGAAAAGTTTTTAAAGGCGGTTGCTGGGCGGTCGTATAATTTGAGATAAAGAAACGAGTATGGGGTGGAGCCAGTGGCTTGGTAAAGTAAATCCTTAAACTTCTTTTCATCTCCGTACCTTGCTCCTAATTCTTCGGCCATCTTTCCTACTTCACGGTTATTCGCATTTTGAGAAATAATAGCGTAGTTAATCGACTGACGGACTATATTAGGTACTGCTTTATATAACTGTGTGGAGTAATAAAGTAATTTAATATTATGGTGACGATAAGAGGATGCTAGACGGAAAGCCAAAGAGTTTTTGCGTAAGTTTTGGAAAGCGATGAAATCATCAAAAATAATAGCAATATTTGGTCTTTGCTCTTTTGGGATACTATCTTGAAAATTAATTATTTGTTGTAAAACTTTTTCATCGTATTCTGGGTAAATTGTTTCCTTAAACTCCTCACATAAAAAACGGCATGTATCATCGCCGTTGGTCATTGTGGAACTAAATATATACACCGCATCAAAACATCCTTGATAAAAAGCAGGGTTTTGGAGTAAGTTACAAATGCGTGTGGACTTGCCTTGTTTTGGTGAAGCAATATCCAAAACACACGCCCCAGTATTAACGTCTGGTAAGTTTGGATGGTGGCTAATAGCCTTTCGGTTTATTGGTGGCTTTACTGGTAAAATTGTAAGGTCGTCAAAGTTATTCATATATTATTAAATTAGATTATAATTCCGTCATTCTTTCTATTTTCTTGTTATCCACTAAATGGTTGGGTTCGGTACCATCCATAGTACACGAGGAATTACAACAACACATTATTTTACATTTCAATTTTGACAAGAACTTTAAAAATCGATCCGTAAGTTTGATTGCTTGGTCTGGTCCCATATAACATTAGTAAAGAGAAAAAAAAATAATAATTGTGAAGAATTATGTAGGCATTATATATGGATATATATAGTGTTGAACAAATGAATATAATGGCCTGGTAGTTTTTTCCACAATTTTGGTATAACCGATATACGAAAAGTGTGGGAATAACTACCACTCCATTATGGAACTTAAATGTCGCAAAAAATTGAAATGATTTAATAGAAAAGATGTAGGGTAGTTTAG